GGCTCTATGATGCCATTCGCTAAGATTGACAGAAACGAGGCATTAATTCGTATCGGTGGTGCTATGGTTGGTGGTTCATCGCAAGGTTACACAGGCGCAATGAAAGCCGCGACAGCTGAATATGGTAACATTCAAGATGCTAACAGGGTTTCAGAAACTAACGCATTCAACAAAGCAGAGGCAACAAGACTTGCTGAAGAACGCATAGCGGCATTGAAGGCTAAAGGTAGCAGTAAAACAACCGACAAAGACAAAGAAACTTTTAATAACGTAAGTTCACAGCTGAACTCTTTCCAATCTGGTTTAGATGCAATAGCACAAAGTAAAGCTGAAGGTGGAAACCTAACAGGTGTCGGTGGTATCTTTAAATCATTTATTGACAACTATACTGGTAGCCCAGACGCGGCTAGAAGACTGTTGTTAAGCAGACTAAAAGTTGATGATGCCTTACTCAGAGTTGCAGAGACAAAGGGTGCCATTTCTAACAAAGAGATGGACTTATTCTTACAGCCAGCACCGAAGAACTTCCAAGATGAAAAGATTTGGGTGGACTGGATCAACGAAAGAATGGTTGCGTTAAGAAACGTACAGAACAGACTAAATGGTAATGTAGTCATTAACGAGTCTGAACAGTCTTATAGGTATAGAGCACCCACATCGAACTATAAACCAGTTGAGGTTGATGGTTTCACAATCCAACAGAAATAATAGGTACAGATATGCCAACTTTTGAGATAACTACGCCAGATGGACGTACTTTTGACATTACGGGTGAAACCCAAGAAGGTGCATTAGCGGCTTTAAAGAAACACCTTGGTAGCGAAGAAACTACAACAGCTGAAGTTGACACCTCAGTTAGCGGCGCGGCTAAATTTGGCTACGATAATGCAGGAAAACTTATAGGTCAGGGTATCCAAGGTGTTGGTGAACTGACAGGATCAGAAGGTATTGAGAACTATGGTAAGGAAATGGCTGAACGCAATGAACAAGAGATTGCGGAAGCGAACTACCAGCGTCCAGAAGGTGCTGATGGCATTGTTAAGAACCTACGCGAAGGCGACTTTGCAAATGCTGGTAAATCTTTACTCTACGGATCAGCGGAAGCCGCCCCACAGGTAATAGCTGGTACAGCGGCATCTATCGGTGCTGGTCTTGCAGTTACTTCTGCACCCATTGTCGGTACAACTATTGCTGTCGGTGGTACAGTCTATGGTACTTTAAGTGCACTAGGCGAAACACGCGACGAGCATGAAGAAAAAGGCATAGATACAACTGCAACCATGCAAGACTTGGGTGCGGCTATAACTTCTGGCCTCATAGAGCTACTGCCCGTCAAAGGCGGTGGCTACACTGTGAAAATACTCAAAGAAGGCATACAGGAAGCTGGTCAAGAAGCCACAATCATGGGTAACACCGCTATAAAAGGTGGTGAGTATGTAGCTGATGAAGTCTTTAATCGCATGGGTGACGCTGGGCTTATTGGTTCTACACTAAGTGGAGCCGCTAACACAGCTATATCGACTGTATCTAAAACTGGTGAAATTGTATTCAAGCCAAGGCAAGAACTAGACCCAGAAGTTGACCAAGCGGCTGGCGATGTTTCTCGTATGATCAAAGAAATATCAGAAGACAGTGGGTATAACCTTAAAGACATCGACCCCTCCTCACAAAAAGGTGCTAACCAGACACTTACAAGTGTTAGAAAAGCTATACAGACAGAAGTTAATGCGGCGGCAAGCCAAATTAACAAACAGATCGTCAAAGACTTAGACCCAGAAACTATTGATAAGTTTAAACGTATCATAAACACATCAAACCTAAAAGTTGGTGGAAGCGTAACACCAGCTGACATACAGTTTGTAAAAGACATCGCTGGATCAACAGAAGTTGGTCAAAAGATGGTAAATGGCCTCTATAAGTCAAATGTACTTACAGAACTTTACGCATCTGGTCTCAAAGGCGGCTTCTCTAAGTTTACTGATGTATTCAACCCTATCAACAATGTTGGCAAAGGTTACAACCCAGCGCGAGATGTTGCTGGTATGTTAAACTTTGGTGCTATTGCTGGAACAGGTGGTGCATCTCTAGCAACACAGATACCTTTAGTTGCTGGTGGACGTGCAATAGATGCAGTCACAGGCCGTAGGTCTAAAGTGAACCGCTTTGTCAAAAAGAATATTAAGAAAAGTGGACTTAATACACCTACAGGAACAAGCCTACCTTTAAACAAAGCCCAACAAGCACAGGCCAATAAAAAGGCCAAAGATGCTATTAACAAGGCAATGAAGAAAGCGGCAAAAGCTAAAGCAGATGCAGAAAAGCAAGCATTGTTTGTCAAAATGTATGAGGAAGGCCAACACCCTAATCCAGAGTCACCTAGAGGCATTGCACACACAGGACTACGTGAAATTGGCAACCTTGGTGATATGACACCAGCACAAATAGATGCTGAAATCTTACGGGTCTTAAACAGGCGACTTGCAAAAGAGTCAGATGCTAGTGTCCGTAAGGCTCTTAATGCTTACAAGTCACACTTAAAGACTGGTAAGATGCCAGACAATGACCAAACACTATCTTATACTGTCGGTGTAATTAAAGGTGGCTTTAAGTTTCCAAAAATTGATCCAGCTGCCCCTACGTCACCAGTAGCACCTACACCCCCTACACCCCCTGCACCATTGCAAAATAGTCCAGCGGTACAACAGGGTATTGATGACAACAGAAAGTTTGTTCAAAATTTAAAAAACAAACTAGCTTCCGATCTTACTGTTAGCGACGGAGACAGGGCTGTACTAAATGACTCATTAGATGAGTATGGGCTTAGTTTAGGTAGTAACCCAGAACAGGCATCATTAGAAATTACTTTTAGGGCTAGAAAAGCATTAGATAATCGGCAACTTGTAGAAAAGTATTTAATGCCGTATCATCAAAGGGTTTTACAACAGCAAGCAGAGATAAAGGTAAAAGGTAAGAAGAATGCCCCAACCAAAACTACCGCCACACCTCAAGAAACTCCTCAACCAAGTGGACAAGGAACTGCTAGTGGACAAACAGCCGTACAAGGAACTGGAGAAGCTAAACCCACTCAATTGGCCTCATCTGGTGTACTCGCAACAACCACCCAAGAAACACCAAAAGTAAAAAAGGTCACAGTAAAAGCCGTTAAGGATATAATACCTGATGCTGAAGCAATAATACAAATCGGTAAAAAGGGTACAAAGTACGAAAACGGAATACAGGACGTTGATACTGCTTTAGAGGTGGCTAATCTTCTAGGCATCACAGCACAGATGATGGATAGTGGTACTACTTTACAAAACACTACTAACACTGATTCTGGCACTGCCGCTGTTCATTCTTGGAATCCTAAAATGAAAGGATTTGGTAGTAAGGTGTTTGCTATAAAATCAGGTGGGAGTTTTAAAGGTAAAAAAGTTCCACCGATTGAATCTTTGATGTCACTGCTCCATGAAATGGGGCATTCGCTTACACAGGGTAACATGGATGGTAAGGGTGAATTTGGCATAACTTTAGTTAAGAACCCGTTCAGTGGTAAAAAAAACCCCGTAGGAGGCAATAGCTACAATAGTTCTGTTATGAAACCAATTCTCGAAGGTAAAGGTAAAAACCACCCAGCAATTAAAGAAATACATGCTTTCCAAGAAGCTGGCATAGCGTTTACTCAAAAAGACCCAAACAGCAAAGTCGAAGCCAGAGATATTAGGAAAATGCTGTTAAGGCTAAACATGTACAAAGACCCTGATATACTCAAGGGGATAAAACAACAGATAAAAGATTATCGCGCCTATACTAATATCACAGCTGAGTTATCTGTTGATCCTATGTGGTTGTACTTAATGAACCCAAAACTTGCCAAAGAACTAATGCCTGTCAACACAAAGTTAATACAAAAAGAGTTTGATAAGGCAAACAATGGTAAGATTAAGTTCTACGGACATCCTCTTGCAACAGTATTTGCTATAGTAACGGCAATGGTTGCAATGAACTCTGGTGAGGACGAAGAGCCGAATGAAGGCATACTCAGTCCGCAAGATGGCATCCTATCAGCATAACAACATACAGCCCCAGCAATGGGGCTTTATTATTTCAAGGAAGCAAAATGATCGTAAAAACAGCGTATGACCTAGTGCCGTACCTAGAAGCTATTGAGACCATAAAGACATCTTCTTTAACCAAAGATCAAAAGTCACAGATATTAAAGGAGATGGAGCATTCCTTCATCGACATAGTGTTTTGCAAGCAGTGTCCAAACACACACGCAGTAATCAAAAGCATACTAGGAGAGCACAATGGGAGCACCCAAGAACCCAAGAAAGAAGTCGCCCAAAAAGGAACTAAAGTTTCCAAACAAGGCAACTCCAAAGGCAAACAACTACTTCTCGACGCTAATGCAGACCGAGGAAGGAAGAGCACTACGAAAGCAGTGGTCAACCAAAAAACGTAAGAACGGAGGAAGGCCAGTAGGCACTCCAGATGGCTACACGTTAGAGGCCATCACCCCCATCCGAAAACAAGCACAGAAAGACGCTGAAAGGATTGTGGCTATTATGGCTAAAGAAAATAATATTGATGACGAATATGCGGTAGAGGCTCTTAAAACAGCAGTCGAGATCATGCGCGAACCAGCGCAGAACCGAGACAAACTAACAGCCGCAAGAATGGTCTTAGACTTTACTAAGACAAAACCAGTTTCAAAGAGCGAAGTCACTGTTGGTAAAGCAGAAGCCTTCTTGGAGTCGCTTTTAGTAAGTGAACCAGAGGAAGAGCAAACTGACGATGGAAAAGAAACTTAAAGAAGTACGCCGCAAACTATATGACGAATTTGACTTTTACTCTAAGTCAGCACTCAAGATCAGAACCAAAGATGGAGACATCAAGCCTCTCAAACTAAAGCCAGCACAGATTATCTTACAGGAGGCTGTAGATAAACAAATGGCTACTGAGGGCAAGGTTCGCATCATAATCTTGAAGGCTAGACAGCAGGGTCTATCGACGTATGTAGGCGGCTATCTTTACTTTAATGTTTCCCAGCGTAAAGCATGTAAAGCAATGGTGGTTACACACCACTCTGACAGTACAAGAGCACTGTTTGACATGACTAAACGCTACCATGAGAACTGCCCAGAACTACTAAAGCCACATACAAAGTATTCATCTCGACGAGAGTTGACCTTTGATGTCCTTGATAGTTCTTATGTGGTTGCTACAGCTGGTGGTGAAAGCATTGGACGTGGTGAAACACTGACCCATGTTCACGCCTCAGAACTTGCGTTCTGGCAGAAGTCCACAGCACTAGAGAACTGGAATGGTATGACGCAAGCCGTACCTAACAAGAAAGGCACAGCTGTATTCGTAGAAAGTACAGCCAATGGTGTCTCTGGTATATTCTATGATCTATGGAAAGGTGCAGTAGACGGCTCTAACGGCTACGTCCCTGTGTTTATTCCTTGGTATGTAGACCCAGAGTATCGTGAGCCTATACCTGAGAACTTTAAGATAACTCCAGAGGAAGAGGACTTATCTAAGAAATACGACTTAGACAACGAACAGCTGATGTTTCGTCGGCGCAAGATTGCCCAAAACGGCATCGACTTGTTCAAACAGGAGTACCCAGCGGAACCCGAAGAGGCTTTCTTAACCACTGGTCGTCCTGTGTTTAACCCAGAGTCATTACAAGATGACCTAAAGACATCGAGAGACATAGAAGCACGTCTGGCACTGGAAGGTGAGGACTGGCTTGAGAATATGCGAGGGGAACTAACAACCTATCGCAAACTAGATGATGGCGAGAAGTACACCATAGGAGCAG